TTGAATCATCACCTGAAATTGATTACTTAAATGCAGTTTGGGTAACTGAGGTTATTGCAGCGCATCTAGCAAGCCAAGAATCAAAGGCATAATGAACGTAGAACACTTTTTAATTGAAGCACGTAGAGTCTTACGTGCTAACACACACACAGGATTTAAACAGTGAGATAAATATGAAAAAGCAAAAAGGATTTGTGCCACTTATTCCCTTAGCAGTAATTGCATTAGCGATGATTGTCGGACTTGCTTTTGAGAAGATGACTACAATTATTGATCACCCCGTTGAACAAGCAAGTGAAAAATTATTAGCCAGTCATGGAATTGATGTTGACTTTTCATCTGATAAAAAAAAACTAAAGGATAAATAATGGACTGGAGTGCATGGGAAAACTGGTCTGAAAAAGAATTTGCTTGTACGCATTGCGGCAAGTGCGAAGTGTTACCAGAGCTGGTTGATATGCTTCAAGAGATAAGAAGCAAGATTGGAAAGCCTATGTTTATATCAAGCGGGTATCGATGTGCATCACATCCCGTTGAAGTTACAAAAGATAAACCAGGCGAGCATACAACTGGCTTTGCTTGTGATGTGATTTGCCACGGTTCTCGAGCAGTCTCTCTGGCTAAATTGTTTCTTGATTACGGTGTGACTCGCATTGGGTTTCATCAAAAGGGAACGCCTAGTCATAGATTTATACATGTCGGCTTGGCTGATAAGCATAATAATAGATTTGCGTCTGCCATGTGGACTTACTAAATGATTATGGTTGAACTGCCTTGGCCGCCTAGCATTAATAACTATTATCGCAGGAATGGAAGCAGATATTTTATAACCAGCAAAGGCATTGAGTTTAGAATGCATACTGCTTTAGCTTGTCTTAATTATCGCAATGAATTTGATAAGGATGCCAGGCTTAGCGTTACAATCTATGCTTACCCGCCAGATAATAGACGTCGAGACTTGGATAATATAAATAAATGCCTGCTAGATAGTCTAGAAAAAGCTCAGGTGTTTGTTGATGACTCACAGATTGACGAGCTAATTATGCGAAGGCTTAAGCCTAATGACGGTAAAGTGATAGTGAATATTAAACGATGCAATTAAAAAAAATAGACTTCTTTGATGATTTGTTTCCAGCTTACCCACATCAAAAGGAGTTTATAAGAGCGTTCTTTTCAGGGAAGCATAAATTTTTTATAGAAAATGTACACAGGCGAGGCGGGAAAGACGCATCGTTTTTTAATCTTGCGTGGTTATTTGCTGCAATGGAACCAGGCAACTACATCTATACACTTCCTAAGATTGGTCAGGCTAAAAACGTAGTGTGGGAAGGCACGGACTTAGAAGGTAACAGATGGATAGATTTAATTCCTAAGCATCTACTGGCACGAGAGCCTAATAACACAGAGCGAAAGCTTTATTTTACTAGTGGTTCAATGCTTCATATCACTGGTGCTGATAGTATTCTTGGCTCACACTTGGGTAGTAACTTGCGCGGCATCTTTATGTCAGAGTATCAAAGAACCCACCCAATGATTTGGGATTACCTCAGACCTATCATACGAAGAAACCCCAAGGGCTTTGCGTGTTTTAACTTCACAAGCTTTGGTCGTGGTCATGCATACAAGTTAATGAAAGCTAACCTAGATAACCCAGAGTGGTTTTGTCGAAAGCTTACAGTAGATGATACGCGAGATAACGATGGCAATTATATTTTTAGTCCTGAACAAGTTGAAGATGAAAGACTGTCTGGTATGGAAGAGGACTTAATACAACAAGAGTATTATTGCAACGATGACATAACAGTCAAAGGCACGTTCTTTAGTGAGCAGTTAGAAAGAACTAAAAGCAGCGGACGCATTATTGATGATATGAAAATCTATCCTAACATTCCTGTTCATACTTCTTGGGATATTGGAAGCCGAGACACTAATAGCATTTGGTTCTTTCAAGTTGTAGGAGTGGGCCAGTCCCAACAGTTTAGATATTTTTATCAGCATGACAAAACATATGGAGACATTGATTATTATATTAAGTTGCTTCACGAAATTAAAGAGCGGTACGGATTTAGTGTGTACGGCAAACACTTCATGCCACATGATACATCACAAACCGAATGGACTACTGGCAAGACGCGACTGCATGCACTTATGCAAAAAGGTTTAAGTGTTGCATTGGTTCCAAGAGTTAGAGTCATAGAGCGGATACAGATAGCACGAGGAAACTTTGATATGTGCTGGTTTGATTCTAATGGATGCAAGAATGGTATCAACGCACTAGAGTGCTCACGTGCAAAGTATGACGAAACTAATAAATCATTTAGCGCTGATGAGGTTCACGATTGGGCAAGTCACCCAAGCGCAGCCTTTCAATACGGGCACGTTGGGTGGCTTGATTCATATAACAAACCTAAGATGCTACAACAAAAAGAATATGCAAGGCGTATGCGCTAGCGGTTTCTTATCTCTCTCGATTTAGCGTCTCTGAATCTTGAAGCAAGATCGTTTTCATAGTTCTTATCTTTAGCTTTCATATTACTTTTAATTTCTTTCCGATATTTAATTTTATCATTCTCAACTTCAAGTGATGATTCAAATTTAATTGAGTCGTTAGCTGACGAGCTAGGAATGCTAGTAGAAGGCGCAGCCATTAATCTCATCTGATTAAATAACTTAAAATCTGCTGGAGTTAGTAGCCAGTTATTTTGTACTGTGCTCACTTCATCCGCAGTTAAGTTTTCACCCATCCATTTGTTAACAGATTTATAAGTGTGAGCGTCGTTGACGGTCAGCTCTTTCTTTAGCTCTTCCTCTAAAGTCTTAACCATTTTTAGGTTTGCGTCTTTGTATCCTTCGACCAGGTGTTTAAAACCATCTTGAGATAAACCAATGTCTTTTAATGCAGGCATTAAGTTTTCAATCAGAGGGTCTTTTGATTCGATGCCTTCCATTCCCTCAACGCTATAACTATCTTGCGGAGTCCCCCAGTACTTGCCCATTTTCTTTTGTAGTTCTGAGTAAGATTTAGCTTGGTCTTCAACCGTTTTAAATTTATCTTTCATAAACCACTCCGGGGATTCTTCCTCGACTGGTTTTTCTTCTTCATTAATAGCCTCTTCTGTCTGAGCTACCTCTGCCACTTCTGCTTGAGGCTCTTGAGTTTCCGCAGGCGCTTGTTCAACAGGCGCTTGCTCAACAGGGGCTTGTTCTGCTGGTGCTGACTCTTCTACGACTTCGCTTGCTGGTGATTCTTGGTCCATTATTTTCCTCGCTTCATTGTTTTAACGTCAACTGTCTTTTCCGGTTGATTCATATGTAACTGAATTGCATTAGAAAAGGATCGTATAATTTCATTCTGCCCTTCATTAAAGTATGCCCACGATGGCTCTTTGCCTGGAAAAGCAACAGGCATTCTAAAATGTTTTTCTTCTAAGTGTTTAAGAAGTTGAGCGCCTGTTTTATTTTTAAAAAATACTTCATAGCAAAGTTCATTAAACTTAACTTGCCATTGTATTTCGTTTGATACTAACTGATTATTTTTATTCATCCGGTATTATTCCTTCGTTCTCCGCTTGCTGTGTTGCAGCTGCACCGGCTTCTTGCATCATCTGCTCAAGCTCTTCTTTGGATTTTATGTTTGCCATCTCTACATCTTGGTTACGCGCAAGCGCTTGAACTAAGTCTGGCGTTCTTAATGATGCCGTTGCCGCCTCAGGTCCGACCATTGATGCTAATGCTTGATAGAATCCTAGTAAGTTATCTGTTTTGATTTGTCCTTTCGCTGTCATTAATGGAGTTTCATAACTCATTCCTAAAATCTCACCATCAAGAGATAACATTTTTTCTCTTATTGAAGGCTCAATATTTGAAAAAGTTTCAGGTTGAAGCTTGTTTATAATCCACATGCTTCGCTTAATGATTGGCGCAAAGAATTCATTTTGAAGTCTTGGGACCATAGCCGCAAACCCTTCTAAGTTTTCTTTGTATCTTATCTGTGCCTCGGTTGCTGTTCTGTCTGGCGCATTAATAGGACCCAAAGGAAACGCAAACATCATTTGATTTATTTGTTGTCTTAAATCGTTAATGACTAAAGATGAAAAGTTAATGTCACCGCTTGCAGGGAACCCCTGAATCGGCCACTGCCCCATGATCATCTGAACGGGTATGATTGCACCCGGCTTAGCTTCAAACGTATCCTGATTAAACGCTGAGTCACTAGCAGCCATATACATTGGATTAGCTTTAAACGCAGCGGCTATAAGTTCATCTTCCATTGCTTGGTTGATAGTTGCAGCGGTTGGATACGCTCTAAGCGATGGCCCTCTGCCTCTAGTCTCACCTGTTAGTTTGCGCATGCGATAAATAACCCACGGCCAAGATGGGTTCGATTGCTCAAGTAATATCTCTTTAGCAGTAGTCATAACAACATACTTGTATCTGTCTTTATCATCTGCGCTGTAGTCTATGAATGCGCATTCCCAAATATTAACTTTGTCATCAATATCTTTTCCTGCGGGTGTCTTAGCGCCCGGCCACATGTTAGTGATTGTCTCAACTCGAACGTCCATCCAATCTCTAAAGACTGCATCAACGCCGCCTTCAGAATTGCCTTCGAACATAACGTGGCTTACAGGTACAGACTCAAATTTTAAAGGGTCCTTCCTGGTGCCTTCATTGACAGCAATAACACCAGTCGATATTAAAACATCGCTTAAGCTTTCACCGACAGAGGTATAAAAATTACTTCTATCTAGTATCTTAAAAAAATGGTCAGTCATGTTTTGCGTTGCTTCAAGTGCTTCTTCATACTCTGCACTTTCAGGTTCACCGAACTGATCGCCAGGCATAAACTTCATCCACTGTTGACCTTGCGGGACAAGTCCCATCAACATTTTATCTGCCAGCTGTTGATGAGCAATCGGTAAAGTCAGGTCATATATATCACCGTTGTATTGATTGCCTTGCGCAACTGCTCCGCCTCGACCGTAGTTTTCAAAAGGGTTATAGTCAGGTAGCGCGTAGTGATATGCTGTTTGCAACATAGTCCGCCACTGGTCTAAGTCTCCTTTAGCTTTGTTTCGTCTTCGAGTCAGTCGGTTAATGTCAAGAGATGGTTTGGTTTCTTCTTTAATCTCAGAGAAAACTTTAGCATTGTTTCGTCTTTTTAAAATTTTATTTGCATCAATCATTACCCTAACCCTCCTCCGCCACCTAATGATGTGGTGTCTTTTGTAGTAGAGTCGGACGTAAAGAATCCACCGCTTGAAGCACGAGCAGAGCGAAATAATAAGCGCTGAGCTTTTACTGTCTCTTTATTTGTTTTATCTTTTAATACTTTCGTTTGATTTTCCAGTTCTTGCCTGGCTTTTTCGGACGCTCTTGCTGCATCGTCCGCCCTTTTTCCTGCCCCGCCGTCTCCGCCGCCACCGCCCATAACTTGGTTATCCTTATATGATCTGGAGTTTTAGTAATAAGTTTATTATACAACTGGCTTGGGGTTAAAGTAAAAGGCCAGTAGATACCAAGTAGGTACTGAACGGTTGCCGTGCACCCTTGAAGTGCAGGCATTGGATAATTAAATTTGTTTGTCTTCTTTACTTCAAGGCTCACAACTGTAGCAGTTGGGTTTGAATTAACAAACGTGCCTATCACATCTGATATAAAAGTTGCGGGTAGTATGACCGCCATTAAGTCTGTGCGTGATGGGTCTATACATAGCCAGCCAGTAGCCATTCTTTCTATAGCGAACACATGTTTAAAGCCTGTGCGGCACAGCCAACTGAAAGGGTATTCAATTTCATCTTGGAAAATAATATGAATTTCTCTTGATGCGTCATAGTCGAACAACAATTTTAATTACCTTATTTTTATTGTTACCGTGAACTTTTTTGTTTGTTAGTTTGTCATCTTTATAAATACATATATGACTACTGACAGTGCTGACAGCCCCGGAGTGCAGACTGTCAACCCTAGCTCTTAGCGAGCCCCTCATATAATACCTTCTTCCTCTTGCCACTCTCTTGAGCTAATTTCTTCTAAGTCTAAAGGGATTAAGCAATGCTGGCATCTCATAGTCGTTGCTTTATTCATGCCGCCTTTGGTCATGCTAGCTGTTACGATAAAGATATGCTTTCCTGTTTTGCACTCAGTTGTTAGTTCAACTTTTTTCTTCACTGCCATTAGTTGATTCCTTTTTGTTTTTAGTAATTAACTGTTTAAGATCTTCTTTGGAATGTTCTTCTACCTTTGATTGTATATCAAAAAAATCTTCCCTCTTTGACATGCCATCTTTAATTGATTTATAGATAGACTTAAGCGTAACAATTTCTTGCGGTATTATTGCGTCAAGGTTATGCCCTAATCTTTTTTCTAAATGATTAACTTTAATTCCAAGCGTATCAAATGCCGATACCATATTGCGGACTTGTTCAACAATAGGTACGTCGGAGCTTTCAAGAGTCTTGCGGCACTGAGAGACTGCCCCATCGGTTACGTCGCCGGGTATAATAGCAAGTATACAAGCTCTTAATCTTCTAGCGCCTTGGTTGGCAACTAGCTCGTATATATCCCGAGGGTCTTTTAATTTCGTAACACCTTTGCGTGAATGCCTTTCATGCTTAACATGAAAAACTTTAACGACTCGTGTATTCGTTTGTAAATCTATTGCGTAAGCCTCTGCAACTGATACGCCATTATTTTGAGATACTTCACGAACGCCACAATCAAGGTTACCCCAGTATTGAGCCATTGATTCAGCTAGTCTAATGCTAGGGCCTGTCACTAACTGGCCGCCGCGCGGATAAGCATACATAGCTTGCTCAGCTAACATAGGACGCTTGCAAGCATCCATCATATTTACATAACTTTCATGCTGATTACGGGGGAATTTTTTAGCAATTATATAAGCGCTTTGAACCTCTGCAACTGCGCGAGCCTCATTAACTGTAGCTAAACTAGCGCTTTCTTTTACTGGTTCTTTCTTAAATCCTAGGTCGTTCATTGTTATAGTTCCTCAAGGTTTGCGTAATTAGGTAGTGATAAAGTTTGCAGTGGGTATGCTGGCCATCGGTTATCATCTTTGCATTGCTTGAAGTCTTGCATAAGCTTATTAAATAAATCTATTCCATACTGAATTGAATCATCATCAAGGACAAATGTTGCAGTGGCATACGGCTCAACCTTTTCAACTGATAAAATAATAAACTTTTCCATCTCTACACCGACAGATTTAAGCGCTTCGCTAATCATTCCAGCCTGTAAAAAGTATCCGTAGTTATAAGCGCTGCGTTGAAAGTTTCTATAACTTCCATCTGCTGTGGTTTTTAAATCAATAATGATATTACCTAGCCACGCGTCCGGCCTAGCCTTACATTGAATGCCCGTGGCTTCGTGCGTCCAGTAAATTGATTGCTCAATCTTCGCACCCTCTAGTAATGATGTTGAGAATTCATCTTTTAATACTGAGCCAGCTATTTTTTTTGCTGTGCTATATACATCTTGAGCTATGACTTGCTTGCCTTGTAAATTATTTTGAAATTCATCCATGACATTTTTGTTTATTTCTTCTATCTTAAGTCGCATAGATTTTTGCGCGTCGAATTCTTCACGCCCAATGTCTTTAAGTAAGCCAACTTTTGGTAGCGCCTTAAGCTCAGGAGTGACAACGTAATCCGTGTCAAACAGTTCAGGCTCAAGCGTTAAACAATGAACTAAGTTACCCATTATTAAATTCTTGTTTGTCTTATGGTCTACATAATACGGATTGATATATCGATTGTAATAGTAAGCCGGGGCTTGTTTGAGTAGCCACAATCCGCTGCGACTCACACCATCGGAGCCGTGGTAAATATCATTGCTGATATTATGAACTCCGTCTTTAAAATTTCTCTTCATAATTTAGTCCTCAATTAATTCAGTTGATATGTTAACAATAATTGATTATGATATCAACTAACTTTTAATGGGGAAATAAATAAAATGACAACAGACCAGTTAAAAACACATTATGTTACATGGGCAAATGCAATGCGAAAGCTTGATCTCGGAGTTAATAGTTATAGGTATTGGGTTGACATTGGATTCATACCAATCAAGGCACAAAGAAAGATAAACAAGGCAACTAAAGGGGTATTAAAATTAAGCACCAAGGAAGATATAAAGAAAAATATATAAATAAAGGAAGTGGAAAACAATACAAAGACCAATGTAGGGAAGGACTAACAACCTACATTGATCTTATTTGCGATGTATTGTACTGTATCCAAACACAATCACGATGTATAGCCGCATCTGATTGCAAGGATCTGCTTGTCTAAGAAGCGAGAACGGTTCCATTATCCCTTCTCTCTCTTTCTTTTTCAAGCCTATTTTTTAAACTAATTTAATAGGGAAAAGATTTTGTCAAATTTCACTAAAGAAAAATTAAAGATTACTACGATCGAGGATTCAAAAATAACATCTATTGATTGCTGTCAGTCACTTGGTGCCTTTGTGTTTTTAATATTTACTGTAAAAGAAAGAACTACAGGCATAGATTATGAAGAGGCTGTATACCTGCTTGAAAAATATTTTATCGAGGGTAAAAAGACAGCCAGTGAATGCTTGAAATATCTTATGGACGGTAATGTTATTATATTTGACTAACTTATACTTAATAAAATCATAGTGTTAATAATTTTTAGAGTATGATGGTCCAAAATCCCCTGGCAGAGTTGACGCTCTGGCAGAGGTACCAATCCTTGATGAGCCCACAACACATATGGTGCTCATTATATAAACTTACTACGTGTTTAGCAACACCTAAACAGTGAAAAAGGTAAATAAAATGAGCAGTGAAAACTTAAATAAACTTTTACTTTCTAATTTTTCTGGTCAAGGAAATACTATAAGTATCCCTAAGACGTACATCAAGATTTTAAACTGCTATAAAAAATCTACCGTATTGAATCAAATAATTTTCTGGTCTAACAAGTCGTCTGTTGGTAAGGATGGATGGTTTTATAAATCCTATAAAGAATGGGACGACGAAATTTTAATTGAAGAAAGAACATTGAGAAGGGTGTTCGAATCACTCGTTGAAATTGGGTTGTGCGAAACAAAAACCAAGAAAGTTAAAGGAATAAATACCTTATGGTGCAAGCCTAACCTCGGAAAAGTTTTAGAATTGATTGAACAAATGTTGTCCCAACCGGACAGAATGTCCGTTTCTAACCGGACAAAATGTCCGATTGGCCAACCGGACAAAATGTCCGTTTCATATATACAGAAGAATACAACAGAAGATCACTTACATAATTATTCTAAAGAAATAAAAAAAGTTACTCCGTCTCAGTTTGAAGATACGTACTACTCCAACCAATCGCCTGCATCATCTGAGCAATCATTACCGGCTTTAAGAATCACTGAGCTATCAGCTACGCAATACAATCCTTACTACATCCCAGAGAACTTACTTGTTGAGTGGGCAATCAGTAGGAGGAAAAAGAAATCTCCTATTAACAAGACGTCATGGAATGAAATAAATAAACAACTCAGTCTGTGTGAAGATGGGGGCATTAAAGCCATTGACGCTTTCACAAAGATGGTTGCGTACGGCTGGCCGTCTTTAGACGCAAAGAAAATGATTGAGTTTGATAAAAGCTCATCTGAAAAAAAAGGGGGCGCTGTAGACATGAACAGTAACGATTGGGGCAACGAGCCTAGCTTGTTTTAAAGGATGAACTACATGAAAAGTTTTTCAGATGTATACAACAGAGCATCAAACAATGGACTTAGTGCTGAGCCAGACAAAGAAAATAATAAAGCTAGAGAACCAGCCGACCAAAAAACAAAAGACATTGTTAACAATCTTTTTAGTACGCTTCAATCTATTTTCCCAGCAAACGGTTACGCCTGGAGCAATGATAAAATTGTAAGTAATGCAAAAGAGCAGTGGCTACTAGCGTTAATTGAAAACAATGTGACGACCATCGAAAAAATTCGATGCGGTGTAAAAAAATGCCGCGCCATAAAGTCTCCTTTCATACCGACCCCGGGGGAATTTATAGAGTTCTGCAAGCCAGACCCTAAAGATTTCAACCTCCCAACTGCACAGGTAGCATACGATGAAGCTCTAAGGCGCTCAGCACCATGTGCACGCAACGAAACCTGGTCTCATGCTGTAGTTTATAATGCATATAAATTAACGTCGTCAGAGTCGCTACAGAGGCAAGGAAACTACGCGGAAGAAAAAAGAGTTAGGAATTTATTTTTTAATAACTATTCTATGACTGTTCAAAAGTTTATTAATAACGAGCCAATACATGACTTGCCTATTCTTATTGAACATCAATTTCCTGAGCAAGGCCAGGCAACTAAGATTGGCTCAAGTGCTTTGTCTAATTTGATGAAGGGTTTGAAATAACTTATTAGGTTCAAATGAAGCCAGCTGTTATGAGTGGTGGCTGGCTTTACATGCACTGATTATACAAAAGATACGCACAAGTTTATCCACGGATTTTGTGAATAACTAAAAGGGAACTTGGTCGTCAAAGTTCTCAGGTGAGTAACCTTGATTGCTTGATGCTTGGGCAGTGCTTTGTTGTTGTTGCTTTGCTGGTTGTTGACTGTTGTCACCTAGCATCTTCATCTCACGACCTTTGATTTCAGTTGTATATTTATCTTGTCCGTTGTTGTCAGTCCACTTTCTTGTTTGTATCGAGCCTTCTATGTAAACTTTCGACCCTTTCTTTAACCACTTACTGCATATCTCTGCAACAGCTCCAAAGAAAATAATTTTATGCCACTCGGTGGAAGTTTTCTTTTCGCCTGTCTGTTTATCTTTCCAGCTCTCGCTTGTTGCTACGCTTAAGCTGCATACTTTTACGCCTGTGTTTGTATCTCTTAACTCGGGGTCTGAGCCCAAATTTCCTATTAATGTTATTTTGTTTAGCATGTTTATCCTTTGGTTACTGTGTATCCAGCTATAAAAATTAAGCCGACAAAGATTATTGCTATCCTTCCTTTGCACTCACGTAAGCATTCTTTTAATTCTTTTTTTATTCTTGCCCGCCTGTTGAGTTTATTAATTTGCTTTAGTAATCCGTTATCTTTTCTCATAGTCCATTACCTTTTTATGTTTAAAGATTCTAGCAGCTCTTTTTCTGTGTATGTTTCTGACTCGTATAGCTCTTCGATAAGTTCCATGACTGCATAAATCTTACTAGCAGAACTTCCAGAACACATGTCGCTATCAATAGCTCCGTCCGCTGTGTTCTCATCAAACGCGTAATACAGTAGGTCTTCTTCTTGCTGCACTATAATTTTCGGCCCGTCGTCTGATTTAAATGCCTTGTTCTTTGCCTGCGTTATTGCTTTGTTCGTGTTTTCTAGTAACTCCATTGCTCTTTTTATTGTCTCCATGACATTTATTTCTTGACCGCTCGCATGTAGTGTTAGAGGCGCCGTCCCCATACCTTGGGTCAGCGGCGAATCTGCAAATGTTTTTTGCATGTTTATATCTTCATCGTTCATTTATCTATACTCCCTCATAAAAATTACTTTCATATTCAATGACGATGCCCTCATCTATCAGTCCGTAGACGCCCATGCCGCTTGTGTCTGCAATATCAAGCAGAACATCCATGTCCATCTCTCGACCTTTAAGCAGTGCTGCTAGCGCTTCTCTGATGATGCTTTCTAGTTCTGTCTCTGATATTTTTATCGCTTCATGTCCTTCAATACTAAGCAAGGTCATAGCAATCACATCATCAAAAACGTTATCTTCGAGTGTGTCTATTAGCTCTTTAGCTGTCTGGTTCTCTATTAGATACTCAATCCGCTGACTTATTTGTATAGCTTTGATGGATATTTCATCCGCTCTTTCGCCCATCGCATTAGACACAATGTGTTTGTCAACATTCGAGTCACCCATTATTATTCCTTTTCTATGAAGTGTATTACTGTGCCCACAATTACCGCCGATAGTATAAACCCGATGACGCCGTAGATGTGTAGCGCTGAAACAGTTAGTGCGCATCCGATAAATTTAATTACATTACCCATTTAATATTTCTCTTAATAATTTATAAGTCATGTATTCTTTTAGCTCGTTCAAAGCTAAGTTCAGAGCGTAGCGCATCACATTCTTTTTGCGTCTGCTTTATCTTTTCTTCGAGTTCTAGTATCTCTTTTCCTAGTTCGCTTAAGTCGTCATGCTCTTTCATTTTACAGCCTCTCTATAATCAATCATGTTATTCATGTCTTCAAAAATATCAATGCGTTGCTCATCGCTCATGCTTGCATATACTTTGAAAAAATTTATCATTGCTTTGCTTGTTGTCTTTCTATTTTCCCATGCTTCTACTGTGCCCTTATATGAAATTGGTGCGTGATAATTTTCGTTGTTCATCATATTTTTACCTTATTTTCTTTAGTCATATGTACGTAAGCTTCATAATGAAAAAAGCTATCTCCTGACGTTATGTGATCAAGCTTCCAGCCTTTCTCGTTCATTTCTTCAACGTGTCTATCAATTATTTTTTTT